CCTCAGCCATCATAGATTCTACATTCAGAAGCATCAGGATGGGTATCACAATAAAGTTCCAATGCAGTTGGATCGTGGTCATCATCTGGATGATGTTCTTTATAAACTTTAAGTGCTTCTAATTCTTCTTCTGTGTGTCTCCGTGCTTGTGGAGAAATTGTGGGGTCATTCAGAAGATCCTCATCCTTCTGAATATGTTGGTCGATGTTATCCATAGTTTTGTAGCGTGTTGATATATTTATTTTTTATTCACTCAGTGCAGAACCCCTCCAATTCTTAGGAGCAGGAGGATCGCATTTACCCTCAAGTGAACGAACCATTAACTCAGCAAACTTTTCCATTTTTTCAGCAGAAACAGACGCTGGACGATAGGTAATTGCCTCTTTAAGGGCAACAAGTTCATCCCATTCCTCATTTGTAAGGACTTCTGTACTGGTTTTTGGCAAAGTCATAGAATTTTTGCGATGTGACCCAATGTTAGCATTCCAATATAATAATATCTAGAAACTTAATGTTTTCTTTGGGATCGGGTTACATTACTTAACAAAATTATCTAGAGTATCTAGGTCATCTTTGAATTCTTTTTCTCTTTTTTTGTCGTGATAATAAGACCAGAGAGCATTGTGAACGTCCATAAGTTGGTCTACCCAAAAACCAGAAGGATAAATTCCCAGAGCATCTTGGAGTCCACGATGACTGGTTCCTTCTTCTTCTGCCTTACACATAATATGACAGATTGCCTGAACCATATCAAGTTTATCTTCTTCAGAAAGCATAAAATACTTTCCTACAGCACGTTGCTTTCCTTCCTCAAGGTCTTTCTGCAGTTGTTTGCAGGCATCAGAATCCCACCACTCTTGTAAGGATTTACCAAATTCGTTAGGTTGTTTTTCAGTCATTAGATTATGTCCAAATTAAAAGCTATTGATATACGGTCCTCATTTGAAAAGCTTGTTTGTACTCTATGAGCTAAATGAGAAGGAAAAAGAATTATAGATCCCTCATTTGGTATCATACCATATGTAGGAAAACAATTATAGTTCTCTAAGAAATTTTTGTTGGAATTTGTAAAAATTTTATACTGAACAAAAGAATTTGGAGATTCAAATATTAAACTACCAGAAGTTTGTGGTGTTTTTATCCAAAAAACTCCAGAAATATCAACTCCTCCATGAGTGTGGGTAACATTATAATCATTCTTACGATTAATATTAATCCACATATTATTTAATTTTGTTTTACTATTTAAAAAATTACTTACTCCACTATCAATATGAGTAGTGATATATTCCAAAAATGGTTTAAAAGTAATTTCTCTGTAAAAATTTGACCTGGATTGCCATCCACCAACGTTTGAAAGATTTACTCCATTATCTTGATTTTTAGATTGATAGTCATAAATCCATTCCAACAAATCATTTTGAATTGTATTAAAAGCTACGCACTTAACTTCAGTTATGAGTGTTGGAAATATTGAATGGGTAAAAATATCCATAAACTTTAATCCAAAATATCAGATCTAATTTTTTGAAACTCTTCTACTATTTCAAGTATCCTGTGAGATGTTTTCTTTGCAACTTCTTCATCCCAACTGGGTTGAGAAACACTTAAAAGATAATGATAAATTTCATCTGAAATTGCATCTATAAGTTTATCGTAATTAGTCATTTTAAAAACTCCATAAGACCCAAGAATATCTTTTACCACGGTTTACTTTAGTTACCGAATGTGGGTAAAGAAAAATAGATGGAAAAGCAATTACATCACCACATTTTAAATCAATTTTCTTATCACATAAAATAAATTCCCCTCCATCATAATCATCGTTAAGTAATCCTACCATACTCAAAATAGGTATACCCTTTTTTGTGCCATCAAAAATGGAATGAATATGATCAATATGTGTGGCCATTTCACATCCAGAATCGTATACATTAAATCTAATTTCGGTCGATTCGTGTAAAGCAAATGAAGTTTTCGTAACATTAATATAGTTAAGTAAAAACTTAAATATATTTTCTCGCATTGACTTTTGCAATTCTGGGCAATATGTTACCATAAAATCTTTTGTGTCAACATAACCCGATTCAACATCATACCAAGTATGTGGAGAAAAAGTGGAATTATCTATTTTTTTGATAGCGTCAGAACAAAATTGTGGAGAAAATAAATTTTCAATATACACATAATCAAATAGATTTATCATTTTCTAAATTCTTTCTCCAATTCTTTAGCAAGTTTCATAGCCCTTCTCCACATCAGGTATTTTACCAAAGGGTTTTTAGGGTTGTGAATTAACCACCATTTAGTTTTTTCATATTGGAATCTAATCAATTTGCTTATAAAATAAACAAATTTAGCAACACTATCATCAGTTATGATAAAATATGCAGAAACAACAAATAAAACAAACCAAATATAGTAGGTTTCCATTTTAGTTCCAACGAAGGGACTTTAGATGTTCTAAAATAACTTCCCTTATATCCATAAGTTCATGATAACATCTTTGATCATGAGCAGCTTGTCTTAATTCTGTATCTGGTTTATGGACACTTTCAATAAACAAATCTAAACCACGATTCCACTTATCTTGTTTAGATTCACTATCGTATATGTAATAAGGTTCTGTCATGATACTTGCTCCAAATCTTCTATGGATGATACGGGTACTTCGTGTTCTGCAATTCGATAATAATGTTCACCCTCTCGAACACCGAGATATTCAATATCATCACATTTATGTTCTCTCATCCAAGCTTGAAGACGAAGGTGCATCAACTCAGAAGCATTTGGAACTTTCATATTCAATCACTAAACACCTAGTAATTATAAGTTATTTAACCAATTTGTCAAGAGTTGTCAAACCATATTTGAATAGTTGTTCTTAATTTTGTAGAATGTGGAGAAATGGGTGTAACTAAATGTTCTTCCTTGTTGTCATTCAAAATCATAAGATTTTTTGTTGGAGAAATTCCTCTATACATTTCGTATGGATTACTTTTCTCTTTCCAAAGGAAAATACCACCATCGTTTACACTCCAAGAGTCATTTAAATAAATTGTAGCTCCCAACTTATGGTGATCGTCATCGTGTAAAGATAATCCAGAATATGGTTGCCAGATGCAATAATACATTACATATTTTTCAAATTTATTTTCAATTTTACTGGAAATTTCTTCATATATTCGCAAAGATAGAGTTTCTGGAAGAAAAGAAAATAAACAACTTCCTCTTATTCCAACTAAAACAGAATCAGACCATGACAATATACTTGATTGCCACACAGTATTATCAATTTTTTCATTTAAATCAAGAATACAATCATTGTATAATTGATCACCTAGAACATTCTGAAATATTTTCATAATTGATGAACATAAGTTTTTAAATAATCTATTCTAATGTCCATCGAAAGAATAATTCTTTCCGTTTTTCCGAGATGTTTTACACTATGCAAATATTCTCCTCCGTCTTTAAAAGCAATTATTTTACCTTCTTCCCAGGTTTTTGTTTCTTCTCCTACTGTAATTTTACATTCGGAGTCACAAACCAATCCCAAATGAATTCTCATAAAGTCATCTGTCCATCCACGATGGGGATTGATTATTGATCCAGGCAATAATCTACTAATAAAACAATTTTTCAAATTATTTTCTTTTTCCAAACCTTCTATAATAGAATTTGTAAAAGGGCACAATCTTTTTGTTCTTTCAATTAAGAAATTGAAAAACTGTTTTTCATCAGGAGAAGCATAATCTGCAAGAAACTCTCCCTCAAAATTTGTCATTGGAATAGCTTTCCAGTAATTTTCATATAGAGGTATTCCCTGTTTATCTTCTCCTTCTACCAAATACATTGGATAATCAAATAATGCATCAGGCAATTGAAGATAATTTAAAATTTCTTCTTTTATAACCCCATAATTATCAACTAATTTATTATAAAGTGGAAAATTGTTTAGATAATTTTCCCAAAAATAAATTGGTCTCATATCAATCCCTCATTTTTAGACCATTTATACACTTCCGGATAC